GGTGTGTCAATCCCTCCCATGTTGTATCCAATCCTTCCGCCTTGAGCTGTTGGGTCACGATCAACATCTGCGTATGTAATTTCTAACATTTGTAATTCTTTTGCTTCAGGTGGAGTAAGAGGTATACCTTTATTAACTTTGTCAATTAAGTAACTATATCTATCACCTGGACTTCCTTTGTTGTATCCAATCCTTCCGCCTTCAGCGACTGGTGTAGTTATCATATCAGGTCTTCCTGTAGTTTCTGTGAACTGAGCGACATCCGATATAGTTGTGGGAACATTTGTAGGTGCTTTTAATTGCGAACCTGCATCAGTATATTCTGAAAATTGTGTTTGTGCGGCAGTAAGCTGTGCCTGTAATCTATTAAATTCTGCCATCTCTGCCTCGTTCAATCCTTCGGCATCTTTCTTAGCTCTTAAGGCTCCATAGATGCCTATAGCATCTTGAACGAAAGTACCTATTCCACTTCGTCCACGTTCAATCATTTTGTTTGGGTATTCTTTACTATAAACAGCGTCTTGATCTTCATAACGACCGGTTATAGCATTCCATATTTTTCCTGGAGCATCTCCTACCCAGTCTACAAGCGTATCCAACCATTCCCAATAAGAAGGCACTCCAGCAACTGTCATGATACCAGATCCTCCATGAGCTTTTAATAATCTAGCTTCTTTAGGATTGATATAGGCTAACGATTCGCCTTCTGGTGCGTGTTTGTTAAGCAGTTTAGCTGCTTGTTGAAGTGATTTAATCCCGTTTGATTTTGCCATAATTTCCTATTTTGCAATGTATATTAAAAGAGCAGGGATTGCACCTGAGAATATATTTATTATTACTTGGTTTTCGCAAACAAATCAAGCTTTGGTATCTTGACTAGGACATCCCGTCTAATGTCTTCGACGGGTATTTGTAAGGCTTTCCATTCGTCTTCATCCTTATAAACAGCCCCTGTTTTCTTATTTTTTATGGTCGTTATGACCTTTGCATCAATCACCGGAATGTCTTTACCATTGATTGCCATTACGTTCGATCCTGTTCTAGAATACTGGCGACACCAGTCACTCGATCTGCGACACTGGCGGTGAGTATTAAAATATCACTCTCTTCCAACACGAGTAAATTACTGGTCAGTAATTCAAATTGTTCAATAGTACTACTCGCTGCATAACCAATATTATAAGTGGTTGAAGCACTGGTATCAGTAAAAGACATGGTTACCGTAACCGCACTCGCGGTATCATTATAAGCTTGGACTGTTTTAACAATCGCTACCGTTTCTGCCGGCACTGTATAAATTGTAATGGCTCCGGTACCGTTTAAATCGAATGCTTTGTTAATATATTTATTAGCCATGGTTAATTCATAAATAAACTATAGGCTTCATATTCGTCCGTTAGTTGTTGTTGATAAGTTGTGTTAAGTTTTTGTACCACCGAGGCGACATTGTCAGCTAGAGCCTGGACATTCATCGTATCAAACTGGGGTCCTATAATGGATGCAATAACCTCAGAAATTTTTGCCATTACCTTCTGCCTCCTGCATGAATATCTAATCTAAAAGTTCCCATTCTCCAGGTTTGACCGGTACTAATATTTCCTACTTTAATAGCAATTTGCCGTGCTCGAGATCGAGTGAAAAGTTGAGTCGTACTCGTGGTGGCTGTATGATTGGTTGCCTCAGCGGTGCTACTAGGAAAAGCTTTGGTGCTTAGTGTAATTCTTGAGTCGCCCGTTTGAGCTCCATAGTCTGGAATAATTCTAGATATTCGCATCATGAATTCTCCTTCGCCCTGTTCTCCTTCAGCGCTTCCAATATCATAGTCTCCAGATTCTACATAACCAGCAATCGCATTCGTTGTACCACTGGCAAAAACTTCATCGGTTCCTTTTTCTTGTTGCCAATAATAACTCGCCCCATTAGAAATTCCTACCACCGTTGGGTAAGTCGGAGCGACTGCACTTTTAAATTCAGTAGCATAAGGTTTATTAAAAACACCTTCAATGGTCCAAGTTGAACGAGCGAGTGACGAAGTATACCAGATTGGATTCTCAGCAGTAGATTCTAAATAATTATAAGTCACCGATCGATCAACGTAATCGGAAGCATTGCTTGGATAAAACCAAGTGATCTCTCCAAATAAAGCGTTAACGGCCACATGAATTTGTTGATTGGCGTTAGTGTTAATATCTTCAAAGACATAATCTTCAACGAGACAAGGCATTAATTGTACCCGTCCTCCATCAAATTTATAGAATCCTGTTGGTCCCATCCAATAGGCTATACCATTAACTTCTGCTGCAGAGTGCTGACTCGACATTCCACAGTTGGTTCCTACTTGTTGAAATCCAAAAGTAAACGGTTGTCCAATAAATTTCATGGTGTACATGGCTGTATCCGACCAGATATAGACGGCGGTTCTTCCTACAATAGCTCCTAGTAATTTCGAACCATCGGTAAGTCGTTGACTACCCGCGGTATTCGTTGCCGTAGGTGTCCACACAGTTGTCGATTCTTGATTCGACCACCTTACAAACATATCATCTTGAGTCGTTGAAGATTGAAGTGTGGTTTCTGTGCCTACACAAATTAAATGACGATCGGGAGTTGAGAGAACCATGTCTCTTGAAGCTGTAGGAACTTCACTTCCGCTTACCAGTACAGCTCTTACAGATAAATTAGGGAGAGAAGGCTCCCATTGAAAAATTGTTTTATTATGAATGAGCGCCATTAAATTTTCCCCATAGTTTATTAGTCTCCATTGCCCAGGTTCAATAACAATATTTGATGAAGAACTTGCACTGCCCCAGCCAACATAGGTTGAAGCATCATAAGTAGTCGCTCCATCTGAGTGAGCCGCGGTTGAAGTTCCATTAGTGCCTCTAACAATTCCGTTTAAAGTATTGCTGGTAATGCCGGTATAAGTAATCAATTCGCTATCTACCAAGATCGTACCCGAACTCGCAAAACCAGTTGTACTAACTAAATCAATATCAGTTCCTGATCCTCCTGTTCCATAGGTGTCATTTAATAAAGCTCCATCTAAAGTTGTTTGAATAAGAGGAAGAGTTTGACCACTCCAAGTATTTGTACCCCAGCCATATCCATAAGTTTGAATAAGAGGACCAATAACATAATAAAAATCTATAGTAACCGTTCCTGAAGGTCCTGCGCTTGAACCGGCAGTACTTCCCATCGTGATTTCTATGGTTGTAGCACTAGGTACATCAGTTACTTCGAAAAGGATGTCATCAAAATCAGACGCACTAAAACCTCCCGGTACAGAAGTGGCAGTAGAACATAAAATAATATCGCCTGCCTCAGCGTCATGAGCCGTACTGGTGGTCAGAGTAACTGTTTTTGAACCACTCACGGTCGTGAATGTAGCTCCAGTTTGTTGACGTGCAGTATCTAAAGGAGTGATATCATAGAATGCTCCTTCAAAATAAATATAAAGACACTTATTGGTTCCGATAGCTGCATACTTATTACCAGCTAGATCGACCCAGGTATGTTGATCCCGTCCTGCACCAATCAAGTTATCACTAACTAATTGTTCCCAACCTCCTATTTTTTCAGGAAAACCATAACGAAAACGAGAATAATCGGCGTTAACCCATTTTCCTTCGGCTCCAGTATCTGAAGATTGTTTGTCTAATCCAGGTTTAAGTCTGATTTTGTGTAGCATAGAAAATCCGTTTAGGACAAATTATACTATATTTTTAAGGAGATCAACTCTAGCTTCTTGGTAATTTATTAACGACCATTAGTGGGGATGCCCTTTGAATTAACAAAAGGTGACTCTGCAAATGCTGCGTAGATCATAACATCTGTATCTAAATTAACTGGATCACTATTTACTCTTATTTTAAACCCATTTGAAAGTATGTCCAAAGCATCTTCGGCAGTATCTTCTACTGCAGTTGTATTAGCAAATAACTGGTCATTATCTTTATTGTATCCTGATCTTTCATTATCATAAATTTGCCAATTTTTTGCTGCTTCGGTATTTTTGATAAGAATATAAGCTGGTCTAAATCCAGTGTAAACATATGGACCATCAACATTTCCATTTCCTGTGTATGATCCAAACCTGCTGTATCCTTGGATCGGTGAAAATACATATTGCATATAAGCAAATGAAGCACTTAGGTCACTTCCTATAGTAAATACAGTAGAAGTCGGAGCAGTATCATCCCAATTATTAGAATGAGTACCTACTGCATCATTTTGGTCTAAAACCATATATTTTGTGGGTCCATTATATACATGATAAACTTTCCATTCTTGATTACCTATTCTTTTATTAATCATAAATGTTGGAGTTGTATCTAAACCATGAGTAATAGTATTTGCCGAACTGTCCCCAGTGTATTCGTAAATTCCTTGACCAGCAGTAGCATTAAAAGAGTAACCATCCGGGGTTAAAGTTCCTCCTGATAAACCAGATGTCGTTCCCATTTTCCAATTCCATCCCACATAATTTTCGGTACTCGTATTCCATCTCACATCGGTTCCTAAAGTATATCCATCGGAATCAAAAGACTTTAAACCTTGCGCGACAGTTTCTTCCCCTGATGGGTCATTATAATTAGGAAATATAGTTTTAGTAGCTCCTCTGACTGCATCAGTTAAAACATGGTTATCTGTAGCATCTCTATTTTTTATCCAGTTCAGATCAGGCTGGAATCCAGTGCCTGTAATGGCTAGTTCAGCACCCGTGCCCGCATAAATATTTGCATCAAAGAAACTACCTGCGTCATCCACCGTCGTATAAACTGCCATTTAACCTCCAAACTCCCCTAGGTTTTTAGTACACAGTGCGTAATAGCCGCTAGGCACTGCGTATTCAAAATTGCCGTACCCATTTGCATCTGCGTTGCCAGAACTTATAGTACGTATTGGATTACCAAAATTGTATTCAACTATGCCAGTATTATATCCTGCTTGGTAAAAAAAATAAAAGGTATCATCAACAAAATCTGAACTCGTAAAGGCTGCCGTGCCGCTGTCTTGAATGGTGCCATTTTTATAAAAATAAATATCTTGATTATCCATGTCTAATGCGACACTAATAATATCGCCAGCAGTATAAGTAGCTCCATAACTTGAACCGCCGTCGTCCCCACTACCATTACCTATAAATTTCCAGCCATCAGTACTTCTATACTGAAAATTGTTCAATTGATATTGATAATCACCAGCAGTTGTCATTGAACTAGTTTCTGGCATGGCTCCAAGATTTACACTTGAACCCGTTGATACCATATAAAATTCCATGTACCATTTTCCTTTTCTCACACCCATTGAAGAACAAGCACCGTAACTAGCATCAGTAGAGGCACGATCGGTAACGTGAAGATTCCCTTCAGCAAAACCCTCCGCATTACTCATTAACGGATTTGCTGTTGCAAAATTATTCGTTGGCGAATCCGTCGACTGATCTATTGCAGCTAGATTAGTTAAAGCAAAATCATTACTATTTCCGCTAACGTCAGCACCTAAATCTGCTGAATCCTCGAAGTCTAGCCAGAATCCATTATCGCCAAAAGTTAATTCTGATGGATCTTTCGGCTTCCACACTGTGGGGCTCGCAGAATCGAACTCTCCGAAATCACTTGCGGCATACGCTTGTCCATCACAAAAGACCATTTCTGCTATATAGCCGTCTACATCACCATTTGCACCGTCTCCTACTCGATGTTCTATTGCTTGATTAATTTGACTTGCGAAATTTAAACTAGGAAGGGTTTCTGTTCCCCAGGGACCAGTCTCTCTTGTTCCATTAATATATAATATTACACGATCTGCTTCAGTTGCTGCTGAATCATAAACTGTCACCAAGTGATACCAGGCAGAAACATCCCGGAAAAGTGCAGTCGGCATTAATTTACTTTGAACACTACCTGTATAATTAACATTACATTCTAATTGATTGCTTCCATTCCATTGAAGTCCAGTATGAAAGTAACCTCCTGAAGTACCTACGGGGACAGCGAATATATCTTGATTATAAGTTAGGTCTCCTCTTTTAACCCAGGCACTAAGAGTCCATTTATTTTGAGTAGTTGGCGTGCCGAATGTTTTACTCATATAGGCGCTACTAGCAGCATTAAACCGACAGGAATTGTCTATTGAATAAGCTTCTGCGACTACTGATGATCCACCTAAGACTAGAGGCATTAAACCACCTCTGGAAACTCACCTAATGGTCTTGAGCCATCTGTATAAACATACAAAGCCGCAAGTTCATCAACGGTTGTGCAAGCATCTATAAGCGTTTCCATATCGTTTGATGCAGTTCGAACAGCTGCCCTATACGTTGTCATTTCTGCTGGAACCGTAAAACTTTCTACTTCGGTTGCTTTTATCACATGCCAATCTGTTGAAGTTAAAAAACCACTGGCTTGTTGTTTTATTTTTTCTTTATGTAGAGTTTTTAAACCTTTAAAAAGAATACCATTTTCAGTTTTATCATCTAAAGACTTTGCAGTCGCACTTCCAAAAGAAGCTGTAACTTTTCCATCTGCAAAGTTAAAAGACTGATTAGTATTTATATAATAGCGTCTATCTTTGCTATTTGAATTATCAAAAACCACTTCATAAATGCCAATCGCTTCTCTTTCAGCGGGTGACCATGAAGAAGTATAGATAGCTCGAGGATATTGATTTTCGCCAAGGGTAATTCCTTTACTGGGATTAAGTGATTTTGTTACTGAATTGTTTTCTACTAATACAAACATTATGCCACCGTTAAGGCTAAAGTAGATCCTACTTGAAGCCATTTTGAATTGTGATATCTGAATACGAATAAATCTGCAAGATCGCCTGTACTAGTTAAAGTTGGAGCTGTTTCAGAAGGAAATTCGAATACAGCGTTCCACGTTAAAGTATTTGTTCCTCCCGCATCTTGAATAATTAATAAAGAAATAAATTGACCTGCTTGGCCGTTAGTGGGTGCTGCTAAAATTCTGTTAGCTGTCAGTGTAACCGCGGTTATAGGCTTTGCTTGTGCATCCCAGGTGATGGTCGCTGCATCTGTTAAAGTTGTTGCAGGATTATAAGCTGCATCGTTGAAGACCAAATTTCCAGTACCATTACAAGTAAAATCTATGTCTCCGTTTGCCCCATCCGTAAATGTAATATCTCCTGCATTGGTTCCACCATTCGTATTTAAAATTAAATCAGTCGTTCCGCCCGTGGTTACGGTTAAAGTTCCAGCTCCGTTAGAAGTTAAAGTTGCTGCCGCAGCCGCATCACCAACTTTTACAGTATCTCCAGCAAGAACCACATCTCCGGTTCCAGCTGGTGTTATATTGATATCAATATTGCTATCAGTTCCACTAGTAGAAATTGAAGAAAGATTCGGACCCGCACCCGTAGCCGCATTTGTTATTTTAAGTTCATTAACGGCAGTGCTTGCAGCACCGAAAACTAAAGCTTCAGCTCCATTCGCATCAGCAATAAATCCGCCATCTGCAAATTTAGGAGCAGTTAAAGTTTTATTTGATAAAGTTGTTGTTGAAGTTGCTGTGACAAAAGCCGATGTAGCATCGACAATGTCTGGATTCGTAGCATCGTTAGCTGTTGCATAAACAATTTTAGTTCCTGTATCTCCAGAGGCCCATGTAACACTGGAACCTGAACCACTAACGTATTTAAATTCAACCGAGTAAGAATTAGTACAAGAATTTTTAATTACATAAAGCTGTTCAACATCCAAAGGAATAGTTACGGTTACATTTCCAGCAAGAGCTGCTGTGAATTCTATAACTCTATTTGCAAGAGCCGCCCCTGTTGTTCCATCATTTACAGCTAAAGTTGTTGCTCCTGTTGTACTTAAAGCTTGTGAAATATAACCACCAGAAATCTGTTCACTAATATTCCAGTTTGTATTAGTAAGTGTTCCCCACGTACCAGCTTTTTCGCCGGTCGTCATTAATTGGGTACCTAAACCTGTATATGTGGATGCCATAGTTTAAAATCTCCTTAAGCTGCTTCCGTATCTACGTCTGTATACGTTGTATTTGATCCAGTTGCAACATTACTATAAGACGTATTTGAACCTGTGTCAATATCTTGAAAATGTTGTATCCCTAAAATTCCTACAGAAATTGTTGCAGAAACTCCAGTCAGTCCCATCACTTGATCGGCAGGTACAATAGCTCCTACAGAACTAGTGGCTGAAACTCCCGTAAGTCCCATCACCTGATCTGCTGGCGTAATAGCTCCAACCGCTGTTGTTGCTGAAACTCCTGTCGGAGCAACTGTAGGATTAGAAGTAACCTGAGGAGCTCCTATATCAGTTGTCGCAGAAACTCCGGTTAATGTTGTCGTATTATCTGCTACAGCAGTTAGAGTTCCTACTGAAGTTGTCGCTGAAACTCCGGTTAATGGAATTCCTTCGGCGATGACAATAGAACCTACAGAAGTTGTTGCTGAAACTCCTGTCAATGATGCAAGCGTTTCTGGAGTAACTGTCGGCGCGCCTACAGATGCAGTAGCTGAAACTCCTGTAAGTCCCATTTGTTGTTCAGGAATTACTGGATAGCCCCAACCATAATCGCTATTATTCCAAGCTAACTCTCCCCATCCTGGACAAATTGGTCCTAATGTTACAGTTGCTGAAACCCCTGTGATAGAAACGGTAAGAGCGGATTCACCCCAGTTTTCATATCCCCAGGTATCTCTACCCCATCCTTGTTCAGGATAAACAAGAGGAGTTCCTAAAGTAAGTGTTGCAGAGACTCCTGTTAATGAAAGACTACCACTCCAGTTACTGTATCCGTAACCAAGAGCGCCCCAAGTAGTTTGAGTAATATCAACAATTCCTCCCATGCCAATTCCATGAACCCAACATGCAAAATAAAAATCGGTTGCTGAAGCAGGTGTAATTTCTATGTAACGAGTAGTAGCTGCATTAAAAGTTGTAGTATTGGTATAATCGGATTCTGTGCTAGATCCGTCTAAATAATACGTCACGCCAGAAGAAATAATTCCGGCCTGCATAGTTCCAAGAGTTGTACTATTGGAAGTAGAAAAAATTAAAGGATGACCATCATTACTGGAACCTGACTGATCTAGTCGAACTGTTCCATCCTCCACCCATGGAAAAGTAAAATCTGTGGGTTGGGAACCATCAAATGTAAAAATATTGGAAGTAGAACCAGTAACATACTGAGTTCCGGTTGTAACTGCGACTGTTATAGTTAGATCAGCCATAAGGAAGGACTCCTTACGCTAGCTGAATGATCGCTGTTGAAGCTGCCGCTGCTGGAAATTCAATCGTGAATGTTCCACTCGTAACTGTCTTGTCTCCACCAAAAGCAATTGCACAACATGCTGGATCACCAGTGGCTGTGTCATTAAAAATTAAACACCCATTAGCAGTGAAAGAAGCAGATGTCCAACTCGTGTTAGCAAAATCACAGACTGCTGTGTCTGAATCTAAAACAGGAGTTACACTTGTTAAAGCGTTTCCTTTTGCTGAATAAGCAGATCCAGAAGTATTTGTAATTTCATTCGTTGCCGAGTAGGCTGTTGTAGATTTGTTTAGAGTCGCTGAACTTGTATAGAGAGCTAAATTAAAAGTATTTCCTGTTGATGCAGTAAAATTATGTACTGCTGTCAAAATCTCTGTTTTAAAGCTGTTGCAGACTGCTGATGTTATTGCCATAGTTTTTATTCCTTTTAGGGTGAAGGTGAATCAATTTTTATACGAATCGTTCCATCATCGTAATCATCTCTTCGTCTTCTACCTACTTGTTCGATAGCGAACTTCTCTACCTCTTTATTATATCGTTGCTCGTAGTATGTCAACATGTCTTGAGGACCTTTTAAATACCCAAAAGCTTCAACCAGGCAAGCATAAAGCAGACCGTTCGCAAAATTCCTGCTTAAATACGTTCCAGTAATATTATTAACTAAACTCCCTGGTATAGCTACATAATTAACTTGAAAAGTATACGTTTTATCAGGACACGGAGCAAACATAATCGTGCCAGATGTCGTATCTGAAAACCCTGTTGCTCCTCCAAACATTGCATAATATTTAGGAATATCTCTGCCTGTGGCTAC